CTACACCTTAGAAGGGTGTCACTCTTCCGCTGAGTTACAGAGATCTGGTACACCAGGTAGGACTTGAACCTACGATAGCCGAATTATGAGTTCGGTGCCTTAACCAACTTGGCTACTGGTGCTTAATGTTAAACTCCGTTAACCTTTTTTATGGCATCTATTACAAGAAGTTTCATACCTAATGCATTTAGGTTATTATTTTCATCACCAATATCAATTTTTTCTATTTCTATTAATATTTTATTCTTTACTAATTTAACAATTTTATGAGTACCGTCGCATTCTGGATAGTTTCTAGAGAATCCACAAGAACATGACATTATTGTTCAACTCCATGCGTCATAACTATGTAACAAACAACATATCCCAAAATAAAAGCGGGAATTAAAAACAGTAAACTAATCATATTATCTCCTTTATCTATATTAAGTATACAGCCTACATAAGACTATGTCAATACTATACATTTTTCAAGACACAGATTGTAATATTCCATGACTTTGGAAGATCCCAATTCTCCATGTTCCTTTGAATGTAAAACTTTTTTAAATACATCATCGTAGTTTACATAAGATTTTGAAGTTACTAAATGACGTTCAGAAGGCTTAGAGATTATCTCATGATCCATTAATTCATTAGTTTTTTTAATGTCATAAGTTTTACTTAAATAGTTTATAATCTTATACATATTGTCAACAACATCTTCGTATTTTATAAAAATATCAATATTTTTTAACGCATAACTGTGAAATATTATAAATTCTGTTATTGCTGCTTTTATATAAAAATCAACAGGTTGAGATTTCCTTGTTGGCGATATATCTTCAAAGTGTAACTCCATACAAACCCAAGAAGTTATAGACTCTAATGGATCTCTAAGTATTGTAATTTTTATATCATGATTTTTTGTAATAAGTAAATCATGTCCTGATTCTAGTTGCATGTCTAAACTATGTTCTAGGTTTGCAGTAAGTATGTGTCGACCAGTTCTTGGGTATGTTGTAAGCAAAGCATTCATATTAATCCTATAATTTAAAAGCAGAAGTAAGAGAGTCTCTTATTCTCAACTGTTTTCTTTCAAATTTAGAGAGATGTGTTTTATTTTTTAGTCTTTTAGAATTTTTTTCTGATCTTCTTATTTTATTTTGTGAAGATTTGTTATTTGATTTTCTCATACACTAATCATACCACATCCAGCATAATTTATCCAGTATGGTAGTTTTTTAAATGTTTTTTACATACCCCGACAACAGCATACTCCACTATGTCGTTGTATGTTGCTGTCTCATTACAGAAATAACATTTTTCTTTTTTATCATCTAAATGATTTTTGCCAGCATTATTAATATTTTCCCACATATAACTATCATACCACACTAAGTTTCAAGACTTATTTCCATCCCAAAAACCAATTTTTGTAGTAGGTATATTGTTTTCTTCCCAAAGCCTAATAACATTTGGGTTATCATCTACAGCATGAATCACATGCCAATGCTTATTAATCTTTTCAAGTATATCCTTTTTAACTTCGTAGTCTGGCCTATGATCATCATCTGCTCTCATAAACAAAGCATGTGATGTAATATTATTAAAAGCCATCCACATAGATGTTAATCCACGCCACTTCTCTTTTCTTGAGGTGACAACAAGAATTGCATGTTTATCAGAAACAGCATTATTAAGCATTAAAAGTACTTCTATATTTGGCAGGGCACCAATAGAAGCCTCATGAAAGGCATCGTAATCCCTATTAGAGCCACGAACATGGTGTAGGTATGGGTCTACATTGGCTAAGGTACCATCTACATCAAATATGTATGCTGAAGGCTTCAAACTAGTCCTGTCTTTCAAAAAACTCTGTCATATAATTATCTAAACCTCTAGCAGTTGCAGCAGCAAGCATACGCATTCCAAGGGCATTTGTTACAGAATCTTCAATTGGCAAAGCCTCAATAGCCCTTGCTATCTCTTCTCTTAAAGTCATGTCATCTATACTCATTCTTCATCCTTTTCCCAATATGCTATACCATCTTCATCATAATCATCCCAGTTCTGACCTGAGACATCTGTTCTAATTTGATCTAGCCAAGCACTGGTATCTACTAAATAATATGTGCCCCACCATTCGTAAGGCTTATTAAGATACTTCCACATTCTTGCGTGATATTTATAACGAAATCCTAAATCGCTATCTAAAGACTCATCTAAGTCAATAGCCTTAACTAAATGATTACCAGCATAGCCACCAAGGAAATTTCCTATCCATCGTAATGGCCAGACCTTGGTTCTTTCAATCTTTGTCAAATGATTTATCATCTTTAGGTACCCATATTTTCTTTTCATTTTTGTACACTGGCCAATAGCCAAGGCTACGCCAGTCCATTTGAGTTATCTTAGGCTCTTTCATTGCGATTCCAAACTAATTTAGCAAAACTCCTCCAAGACAACCTTTCTGAATCTAAAGCCTTCCAGTGTCTATGTGATTGAATATATACTGCTGCATATGCAAGGGCAGAGAATATAAATCCGTACTGTTTTGTAGCAACAGCATAAACTATCCACAAGGTCTCATTAAATAGAAGAATATACCAACCAAGAAAATTTTTACGACCAACAAAAAATATACCTGAGACCCCTATTACAGCAAGCACCCATGAGGCATAGTTGTTCATAAACTGGTTCATAATTTACTTAGAATTAGCCAATGGCATAACAGAGTCACAAGGACATATAATTGACTCAGGTAGTTCATGTACTTTAGTTGTGATTACAATAGATGTAGCACATTCAGGGCATTTATAGGTGTTTTTCATACTTCAAGTATAGCAGAAAAAGTTAGATCAGTCAACTTCTTGAGATAAATCTTTTACTAATCTAAATATTTGATCAATATTTTTTTGATCTGTATGTATCATAAAATCATTAATGTTATTGCCAATTGATATTTCTTTGATTATTTCCTTAACATGATCATATGTGCCCTTGGGGAAATGGTTAGGTTTTTTTGTAAATTTATAATCGTGATACTCAATATCGTCTTCACTCATACCATCTTCAAGGATTAAGGGATCAATACACAGGATTGGCTTTGTATTTGTAAGTTGACCCCTTTTACCATCTATTAAAATATCACCATTGATAATCATATAATCAGTATAGTTATTTGCTATTCTTATAGTTATTTCAGATGATCCAACAACCATTAATTTTGTTGTGTATTCTTCATCTTTTATAATACTAACAAACTTTTCCATCCATTTTTCAGTCATTTCAACTCTCTTTGTATGTGTATCAACTAAAGAAGAGTCTCCAGGATATTTATCAATAACTGTTTGCTCAAACTCGTCGCTGTATCTTCCAGCAACAAGGTTTAGGTCTACCCTATTATCTCCAAATTTTTGTGCTGTAAAAAATGTTTTTGCAACATATTCTGGTGTAACTGCATAAGCCCCAGCAGCGAGTATAATTCTAATTTTTTTAGTTGACCTAAAAATATCTGGAAGAAACATGGAAAAATCATTACCTCCTGGACCATAAGGCATCAAAACTGATTCTATGTTTGCATCCTCTAACTGTTTTGCCATTTCTACCAGGCCTTCGGTGGTATTTGGCCAATGAATTCTTTGCATCCAGTGAAAATTTAACATATCTATAGTATACACTATACAAAGTTATTGGTGTATAATGGTTAAATGGAAAAGCACATAATCTCTTTGATGTCACAAGAAGAGATAGATTTTATAAACTCTGAGATTAATAAAATAAAAGAATCCTCTGGAATATTGACTTGGGATGAGCAAGGTGGTGAGCAATTTCCAGAATTAACTGAAACTCATAAAATTGTTCAAAACAAAACTCTTGGTAAGATTATGTTTAATATTGAAATTCCAGATAGTTTAAGAGACAAACTTAAAGATATTTCAACGCCTCTTGGTCATTCGGCTATTTGCCATCGTGCAGGGTACGCAGAGTATTCGGCAGAATGGGGTGCTCCAAGATTAGTAGACCATATGGATTCAACAGAATTATTTATGGTTGACTATCAATTAAGTTCAAATACAAATTGGGGATTAGTTATTGATGGTAATGTGTATAATCTTAAAGATAACGAGGCTATTGCTTTTTGTCCTAACAAACATATGCATGGAAGACCAGAGAAAGTTTTTAAAGACGGAGAGTATGTTCGAATGTTATTTTTAGAAATGTTAATCCGATAAGCAAGTAAGACATACAAAAGGCTCATCGTTTTGTTTAAAATATAGTTGATCACATTGGCTACAGGCTACCTTGTAAGAATCAATCTTCTTAGCATATAGACTCCAAGACGACTCAAACTTGTCCATGACTTACTTGCATGCCAAACAGTAGAATGGAGCACGGAGATTGTCTTTATGGGTTACTACGGTTTGAGCACACTTATAGCATTTTGCATGAACCATAGGGCCTTCTTCTTTTTCTGGTGTTTGGATAGTTAAGGTTTTTGTATAGTATACCTTTGTGGCATACCAAGTAAGTAGTATTAGAGTTAATGTTAGCATCATACTATTATATCAGAGCCATCACTCAAAATCAACCTGAGCCTCAAACATATCTAATGTTATTGGAGTTGATGCGTCATCATCCATAGCCCCACAAACAGCACAGGTTACCTGGCCATCAAGGTCTAATTGGTAGTCGCACCCATACTTTGTACATGTCATATATACATCATACCACTTCATGGTATACTTGTCAATATGGAGCCAGTAAGAGTATTAAAAAATTCTATAAACAGTGAAGATGCTGAATTTATAATTAATTATATAAACAAAAATCAAGATTCTTTTATTACTGGACCAAAAAGACTAAGATTCCAAAAAATGTTTGGAGATGACAAATTTCACAAACAACAATCAGCAAAAATTATTACTGGTATAGACGAAATACAAAACAAAATAGAAACAATTATTAATCTTTCAGTAAAATCTATATCAGATGAATTTAAGGATAATCAACAATTATATCTTTCATCGTTTTGGTTAGCAAAACAATTACCTGGCGCTCAAGTTAGTGGACACTTAGACACAGACTCTGGGTTTAATGATCATTACGAATACAGCGCTATATTGTACTTAAATACTCCTAACAACTCTGGCCCATTGGAGTTCCCGTACCTTAGTCTGGAAATTATGCCCATGTCTGGAGATTTAGTTATATTTAAGTCGGCGGAAAATACATCTTTTCATGAAGTAAAATTTATAAATGAAGACAGGTACTCGGTCCTTTTGTGGTTTACTAAGGATAAAAATTATGAATTAAAGTTCGGCGAAAAATAGAGGTAATAAACCTTCCTATGCCCTACACGGGCACTAGTGGTTAGTATCCCCCTAAGCACTCATTCCTTGTATGATAGAGACGAATCTTTGTCATAATTTTGCGGGACGGAGCAGATAGATCATCCTTACAAGTTAAACATCTATAAGACCATTCACCACTAAACCAGTCATGAACATACCCTTTGGCATTGGCGTATTTATTGGCTACAAAGGTTTGAAATGGATCAGGTATTTCCATGTTAATCATATATTTGCCCACTTTCTTAAATTGCATAAACCATGTGCTGGTCTGACATTTTCCAATGTATCTGAGCCACCCTTTGCAATAGGAACAAGATGATCGATATGCAAACCCTGCTCCCAGCCCTTGACCCCACATTTTCGGGGAGCCATAAAGTCAATCTCTAACCCACATAAGTAGCAATCAATCCCATAGACAGATATAACCTGGAGTTCATTATAGTCGTTCGTAATCTTTGCTCTGCGTCGCCTATTCTTAGATCTTTCCCTATCTCTTACTTTATCAAGGTTTGAGGCACGATACTTAGCAGTTACATGTGCACGATTATTCTTGGCATATCGTAATCTATTGTAGACACCTGATGCAGCCAAACACTCAATACATGGTTTAGTCTTGTGGTTATGGTGTTTGCGATAGCCAGCATAGGTTCCACAGTTAGGATACATACAACCATTATCTCAGATTTGGCAGGGGATGTCAAGTATAATGTACATATGACCCTGCTATATATACTATACAGCCCAATGCATAAGGCTATCAAGATAGGTATATCTGATGTCTCAGGTAGAAGGTTTGCGAGCCATAGGACCAAGGGTTGGATACTCATAAAATATTGGGCATTTCCCGAACGGGATGAAGCGAGAGCCATAGAATCCCTAGTAGTACAAACCCTTACTTCCAAGTATGGACATTTCCTGGATAAGGCAGATATGCCACAAGGGGGATATACTGAGACATTTGATGCGTCGAAGATAACTCGAAAAGGTTTGATCCGTATGGTCAATAGGGCTATAAAGGGTGTATCGTAATCTTTATTTACCGTCGGTTATCCACAGGTTTAGCAGTTATGGCTACAGCCACATATTGTACAAACACTATCTTGGATAGTACAATCATCACACCAATCAGGAGGGTTTTGCTTATATCCTGGGATCTTTTCTTCGGTTTGTTCTGTCATATACTAAGTATATCAGAGAGTTATCCACAGGTTCTTAGCCTTTACTTAAGGTTTCTTAGCCTTTACTTAAGAAGTTATCCACAGGTTTATCCACATAATAATCTTACTGATAATATTATTAGATAGGGTAGAAGTGGAGTGAAGTGGAGACTAGTGGAGGATGGAGCGCTTTTATAGAGGCGTTCGTAATGTCTTGGGGCCCCAAACCTCCTATCACAAAACCTTCATATTGTCAAACCTTCAAACCTTATATCCTCGCAGCGGATGATATCACAGATATAATGGTTTGTCAAGTCCTTTCAAACCTTAAAACCACATAAAAAAATCTCCCAAAACCAGGGAGAAATTGTCGATAATCGTAATGTTTTTTAAACAAACCTTTATGTTATTTAAAGAAACCAGGAGATAATGGTTTGTTATTCTACTGGTGGTTCTTGCTTGTCTATCCCCTGCGATAAATCGTAGAGATCTCCAAGCGCAACACCAATGGCTTCGCCATTACTAATAGGATTATTAAGGATTTCTGGGGCGGGAGTGAAAGAAAAGAACTTACCCATAAAGGGAACATGCTTAGTAGCAGATACAAAACCATTCCACATAGAATCAGAGAATGCCTTATATTGTTTAGGATCTTGTTTAGCATATTTAGCAAAGTGTCTAGGACTCATATACAAATTATACCACCATTGGGGAAATAAAGGTTTGGATCGTAATGTTTTGGAGGGGGAAAGGTTTGGAGGTTCGTAATGTCTTTTAGATATAAGGTTTGATGGTTTGTTGAATGATAATGCACGTGCCCTTTCGGGCACAGAAGGTCAGTCGTTATCGACTAACTCTTCAATGTGTTCAAACCCTGTATCCTCAACGCCAAGACCTTCAATAAATAAATCCCATGTCTCGTTTATGTATTGCTCTAGTGTTGGAGTTTGATTAATTATTCCCTCGGCAAATGCAAAAGCAAGTGGCAAACCTAAATCATTGTAAACAAAGAAGTCTACCCACTCATCCTCTGCTTTAAAATTAATCCATAACTGTCCAAGGATTAACGCTTTCTTTTCAAAAGTTGTTGCTGGCATAATTTGTACCTTCCTTAGTTTCTTTGGCTGATTCTGCTATTACCTGTAAACGATTATACACTACATAGGGCTGAGATTTTGCTATGTATTCCCCGACCAATTCCAAATCAACTCGCAGGTCAGAAATAGTATTGCCTAGTTTATTGGCAACCTTTTCTTCCTCTGTGACTCGTCTGCTTATACGCATAGTTCTCCCTTGTATCCATTGTACCAAAAAATGGGGGAAAGAGCAAGCCCCACGCCTGCCCCTTCCACCCTATAATCTAGAGGACCCACTCCCTAGATTTGCTCCATTAAAACTGGACGATAGGCTGCTACGAATAAGTCCCAATTGACTTGGATGTCTGAGCCCAGTTCATAGATAGTCTTAGTATTGAAGTCGATGATTACAGTGGTGTCCCAAAATTCATACTCATCGTTATTAATAGCATAGATACCAAACCCTGTCTCATCTAAGACTGAGTCTTGCGTAAGATAACTAATCATCATACGGGTACCATATGAGGCGTCTATCCACCTAGGCTTTGAATGCTGCAGGGCCATTGCTAGGTCCCGCTGCCATTCGGTCTCACCCCAGTGACTGTAAAGTACAACTGAAGGCTTAGTTAATGAGTCTTTAAATACATAGTTGATCCGTGCACCCATTACTCTGACTCCACATCATCGGCAAAATCAATTACTACTTTGACAATTCGTCCGTCTTCGTTATATTGCACATAGACAGGATAGTAACCGTCACCATATCCAGTATTAAATACTACTGCACTACCGTCACCTAAAACTCCTGCGTCTGCCGCAAGGGTCATAGCACTAGCACCATGATAAGAGTAATCTCCAGCCTTACCCTCTAAGTTCCATTCTTCACCTTTATTTGTTTTCCAGCCGTCAAGGTAGCATGGGTCGCCTACCATTGCTTGGCCTGAGTCAACAGCAAAACTTCCTACCAATACTAAATCTCTTACTTGTGTTTTCATTTGTTATCCAATCCTACTAGGGTCATTTCTTCAAGTGTAGCACAATTAGGGCATTTTTCCAAATCATGCTCTTGGAAGGCATCTCTGATAAGATTATCAGGGTCTTCCAATTCTGAGTCGCAGGCCTCACAGTAGTACCATGGGATACCAACTTGGACCTGAATAGTCGTGTCAGGTGGGCAGGGTACCTCAGTGACAAAGTATCCTATTCTATTTACAAATCCCCAGCCGTTCCAGATATACATGCCACCGTCGTCACCGTCGCCAAGCATCCATATCTTATCAGTGTCTTGGGTCTTAACAAACTCTACCTCTGAGCCATATGTCTCAAACATGTGTCCGTCAAATGAAGATGTGGTTTCAAGATGATTCTTAATAGGCTTATAAGTGTTAAACCATTCTTCTTCAGTCATTTCAATAAAGTTATCCATTAACTTCTCCTTTGGCAAAAGCAATAGCATATGTCAAACCATATAGTTCTGACAAACCGTCAAGGTATCCTTCAAGGTGTAAACGATTAACTGTTTGGTCATACTGTTCATCATCGTTGTCAACATACTCAGCCAATTGCTTTTCAGCCTCATACATCATAGTCTTTAAGTGGCCATGCATTATGTCTGCACCGTCCATACCTAAATCAACTTGTTTGCGTAGATATGGGTCAAGCGTTGTGTTATTCTCCATTGACTGCCTCCAAATAATGGCGGGATACATCAATGGCACCTTCAAGGTAAGGAACAATGCTATCAGCACCGTCCTCGTTTTCTAGGTCTTGCTCTAGAGAGATGATGTTTATCTTTATATACTCTATCAGTGTGTTTGGGTTCATAGTATTAATTATACGGGTTGGTGTTGATTTTGACAACTGTACGGGGTGTGACCTTCGTCACATCTGCAAGGATAGGCTCCCAAGCATCTTCATAACCAATATAGGCCATCTTGCGTCCACAGGGGCAGGTCATCTTTACAGATCCCAAAGGAAAGCCAAAGCCATCCCTGGCGGTAAACTCAAGAAGAGCATCACACTCATCAGGGTCACAAACAAATGTATACTTACTCCACATCTTCTACATACCCCTCTGCTAATAATCCTTCAAAGAAATCCCATACTATTAATAATTGTTTCCATTGTTGCTCATTACCCTGAGATTTGGCGGTATCAATAGCCCAAGTCAAACTATTACCAAAGGCTTGTATATCCTTATATGTATAACCTAACATCAGTTCTCCTCATCCCACCAGTATTTGACTATTGTATTCAAGGTAGTGTGGATGTTACAATCACAATCCCCACCGTTCATATTCTCCATGTATTCGAGATGTGGCTCATTGTCCATATACATCTCATTGACTAATTCGTCAATCGTTCTCATTGTTTGGGTCATGTATTAATTATCGCACAATCTAGGGGAAATGTCAACTCTATCGTAAAGATTTTATGGTTTGACATTTTGGGGGATCTTTTATAGTCTTCGTAAAGATTTTTTTATTTGACATTTTTATGTCCGATTTGTACTAATTTTCACACGTGGCAATTTTGCGAAGTGTACGGGACTTGAACCCGTGATCTCTACCGTGACAGGGTAGCGCATTAACCAACTATGCTAACACTCCATGCGAGCAGTTTTAATTCTTGCTCAGGAACTTTTTTAGTTATGCAATCTGCAAAACATTTTGCACAACTTTTAGCAAACGATTTTTTTCTGCGTTGATAGCAGGGTCAAATCCTGATGCTGATGCTAGAATGGATTCGTTAGAACCACCACGAGCAGAACGGTGCCAGTCAAGGCGTTCAGTAAGTGCATTGAAAGCACCCCACGCATTACCAGCAATCATACCATTAAACTCGCCTGTATAGATGTCGTTAATTGTATCTACCTTGTTTTCCCATTTCTTGAAAGCACCCTTAGCATCTGCCTCTGGCTTAGGATAAGCAGCAAGAATGATTTTGTTAAAGTCAATGGCGGTGATTTCTTTTTCAATCATAGCCTTAGCCATGAGGTCAAAAGAGTCCATGTACTTATGAGCCATGCCAAGAGTCTCACGAGCAACGGCTACCTTACCGCTTGCTGTCTGTGTGTGACGAATCTTGAATGATTGCTTAACGCCGTTTTTCTTTTTGGTTGTGTTAAGTGCAAGATTAAGAGTGTTAGCGCACACAACACGAACAGGTGTGATGCTTGCTTGAATAGCGATTGAACCATCATGTGATGTGTTGATAAGTAAATAAGTCTTTACCTTATCTGCAACACCGTTAGGGTCAAGAATTGTTTCACGCTCTAGTGCTAACGCACCGAATACGACACGACCACCCTTGATTGAACCAGCCGTCTCCCAACGACCACCACCATCAAGAATGTTGTCACCGAATGAGAATAAATCTTCATTCTGCATTACATGGTAACGCTCACCAACGACACCAAGAATGTCGGTCTGAGAGTTATCTGTTGGGTTAGTACGCAAAACATACTGATAGTTTTTGTCGCTTGTTAGATGTGTAGGGGTTTCCAAATCTTCCAGACGAACATTCCAACCATTAAGGCTTGCAGCCTGTAGCATTTCTGCGGTTGTTTTTTCTTCTGTAAATACGGTACCCAATCCATGCCAAGCGGGTTCACGAAATGATGCGAATGAAGCCTTACCATTTTGTGTTTCGATTTCATGTGCCATGAGTTTATTTCCTTTTCTGTTGTTGTTAATCTAAGTATACATGGCGGGACTGACAAAGTCAAATCGTATAAGTAAACATGGGGCAATTAGGACATATCGTAAGGTGATCTTAAACACATGTGACCTTAATCATGTGGATAACCTGTGGATAACCCCACGTGTAAATTTTTGGGAATTTAAAAGTGAGCCGTTTTACATCGTGCTCAGGATGTTTCGCCACTTATTTATACTGGCTGTACGGTGGCCAGTTGTATTAGTAGCCCCCTACTAAATATCTATTCTGTCAATACTGGATGATAACCAAGAAATATTATCTGAGTTATATTGAACGGTATCAAAATCAATATCGTGAATTAAATTCTGTGCAGACTCTTCATCACGAGCATTAACGGTTACCGAATAAAGAACTGTAACTTCTAATTCAAATTCTTTTGTTAATTCGAATCCAACGATTTCCGCAATCTCTTCTGCTTCTGATTCGTTGATAGTCCCTTCCTCTAAAGCCTTAAGGGTCCACTCTTGCATGTCTTCTGTAATTCGGTTACGGTCTGCAGAATCTGCATATGAGCGCTGAGTTACTTTTTGGATGTGCTCCTCAAGTTGAGCAATGCGCTCATCTTTGATTTTAATTTGAGACTGAAGGAATTCTTGCGTTGTGTTTGGTATTACTGTTACTGATGTTTCTGTTTGGTCCATGGGGGCCTCTTTCTGTAGTTGGTTAATTCAATTGTACTGGGTACCACTGACATTTGTCAAGGACCCTTGTGGGGAGCAGTTTTGATACTTACTCAGGTAGTTACACTTCTTGCAGTTGGTGTGAACTGGCTCTATAGTATTTCTATGATCGCCCTAATCAGCCTGGCGAATTGGAGTGGGGCTTTTACACCCCACCCAACCTCATTTATAGATAACGAGATACCGCTTGATAAGTTGATGTAGAAACTACTTCCTCATCTGTCATCTTTAGAATACGAATAGCGTTAGAGATTTCCTCTTTCTGCTCACGATAGTTATACAGAGATACTGACTCGAAATCCTTTTCAGGCTCTTTAGGCATTTCCTTTTCTGTAACTGTTAGGTCAAAGTCAATGTTAAGACTATTGTTCCATGAGCGATAGTTAGTGCGGAAGTTTTCTGCCTTACTGATGTTAGCAATAGCATAGTCCTGCACTTCCTTCTGCCATGCCTTGCGTAGCAATTCGTATCGTGCTTCGTTGGCTTCTTGTGATGTGTAATCAAGTTCTAACTTTGCTAGTGATTGTGTGAGTGCGTCAATAACTCGCTGTGTAGGTATCTTTACTGAGATTGCTTTTTGTCGTGCCATCTGTTTTCTCTTTTCTTTTGTGGGTTATTTGTTAGGGGGTGTTGAGCAGTTTTAGTAGTCATGCTCAGGACTAAGTTACTATCTAACTGGCTTGTTAGATTACTTAGCCGTCCAAGTTGTGTAACGAGCCTGTCCATTGACATCTAACTTTACACGAACATTACCATTTGCTTGTGGGTTGATTTCCACGATAGTTCCTGTAACCTTTGACTTCTGTGTCGTGAAAGTATCGCCGACCTTGTATGTTGCTGTTGCTACTGACATTGTTTTTCTCTTTTCTGTTTAGGGGTTGTTATTTGCTTACACCTAAGTGTAACATTTTGGTTGTAAAAATGTCAAATCGAAACCTGACATTTCTCACATTGTGAGATTACTTAGAGGTCTTGACCATAGCCAAGCGACGAGAGCCGTTTGCTAGGACAAGTGAAACTCTAGTAACCTTATTAGACATTGGCTCGAAACCAGCGATACGACCTGTAACGCCTGTCTTGCTTGTTGTGAATAAATCACCGATTTGGTAAGTGTATCCTGATAGTGTCATTTGGGTCTTGCCTTTCTGTTGTGGGGGTTAATTGCTTATAGTATAATTTTAGCATAAAAATGTCATAAATACCAATCCAGCGGGGGATTTGCGGTGTGTCCTTAATCACATCTTAAAAGCCTATCATAAACTTGACAAACTTGGATCTTTGCGACGTGGCCTCTTTTATTTTATTGATGGAAAAATAAAAGAAGCAACAACCAAAACAAAAGTATAACTTGAGTAATACGCATGTTATCTCATTTCTTAGTAGCAGAAAAAACTATGTCTGCTTTAGAGTATACACACAATCCGCAAGAAACGCAAGCCGAGCCAGCGGATGAGATAAGTGGAATTGCTTTTAGATTTTCAGGGCACTTAGCACCAGGCTTACCAATCATTTCTTTCATGTCTGCCTGGCCAATAGCAAAATTTTTAGCAAGGTATGCAAGACGCACACCGCTACTTATTTTTAGGTCAACACCAATTTTTACATTCTCACTATCAGTACTAAAGTAAAGAGATAGGTTATCAATGTCCTTAAGGATTAGAGCAGCACTCTTCACACGAGTGTATACCCAGAATTGAATATCAGGATTAAGTTTAATTACATCGGACCAGGCAGTGGTATAAGTATCATTAAAGAAATCACCGTCCCAATGAATGCGGAATAGCATAGGGGCGTCTTTCTTTATACAATCAGCCTTAAAATCAGCAATCATCTCAGCAATGAGATTAAGCATAGTTAAATAGTCTGCGTCTTTTAGCAGGGCCCAATTGTGTAGTAAGTTAGTCCTTACTCCAGGGAAGATCTTTTCGAGTTTTCCCGCATAGCAGACTGACTCACATACACTGGTAGCACCAGGGCACGAGTAAGCCTTTCCAGCAGGTAATCCAAAGGTGTTGGCAATTGCGGCTTGCTTTCCATTTTTAGTGACAAGATTAGCGACCTTTCTATCGTTAGAGCGTTTTAGTTTATTCAAGACCAAGCCACATTTCAAAACCAGCGTCTTCATAAGAGGTTGCTAATTCATCAAGGGCGCATGAACCACAAATAGGCTCTTCATCTTCTACATTATTTTCATTACAGTTAGGGCAAACTGTAGAATAATATTCATCGTATTCAGGTAGTTCTTCGATTATATTTCCCATGGGGCTATTCTCCTTGTTCGTTGTTCTTTAATTGTAGCATTTCGGACTGACATTTTCTACGGTTGTAGGATTTTTTAGAGGGTACGGCAGAGGCAGCATTGCTACGGCGTAATTCCATAAGCCTGCGTAATTCCTCTGGACTTTTCTTCATAAATTAATCTTAGCATACATGGGAAAAAATGTCAACATCTTAAATGTGATCAATATCACAAACGCCACACGTGCATTTTTATGCAGGGAAGCACATAAAAATACTTTAGAAATTATTCCTCTTGAAAGAATACATACCATTCAATAGTTTCATCATCAAATAAATAAATGTGACCTTCTTCATTGAAATCATTTCTAGTGTAAATATTAAATCCATCTTCATTTTCTGTAATGGTTTCAATAGTTACATACTCATTATCAACCTTGATTAGATCGCCTTCCATAAGTTGAGACGGCAATAAGTTATCAGCAAATCTAAGTTCCATACTGTTTATTGTAGCAGACATTTTATTCCTCATCTTCATAGTTATCTACTGGGTCAATAAACCAAGATAGGTGGTGTTGGTCAACAATAGCGTGTGCAGGTGCATGACTCATGCCCTTATAGAATACGCCTTCAGGCATAGCAATAAATCGGTCATAGTCCTCATCATAGTATGCATCTATTGCATCTATGCAAGGTTGCACCATAGAAAGCGGAACAGGTGGATAGTGATTACCCTGTAAGTGATACGCTAATTGTGTTTCTAAATCAAGGACGCTATCTGCTAATCCAATTGCTGTTACGCTTCCCATTATTTATACCTCTACACTTTCGTTGTTGTTAGTTAATTGATTTATGTCTGCGACATAGACATTATCTTTATTTATTCCATACTTTAATTGGAATTGAAAGACATCTATGGCTTCATCATACGACTCTGCCTCGACATTTATGAAAGTATTAAACTCAAAAATTTCCATTACTTAGTCACAACCCTTCTGCCTTCACGATAGAAAGTGCGGGTGTGCATCTTTCCACTTGGCTCAGATAAATTAACTGTTGCATACTCATCTGCAAATCCCCAATCAATGTGTTTATTAAACTCATCAACGGCACTTAGTGCATCTGCATAGCGACCTGTCCAATGAACAGGATTACTATCATACGATACTGTTACTGCGTATAGGTATTCGTTATTCATTACTCACCAACCTTTACTGCTACTGTTGCAAACTTATTTCGCAAAGTGCGGTCATAGACTTCAACGACATACGCTTCGGTATTTTCTCCATACCAAATTGCAGGGCGTGGAGAGGCAGATACAATTTCTCCCTCAAAGTGACGATTTCGTGAACGATAAGTTTTACCAATTAGTAAATCTTGTATTGTGTATAGTTTAGTAGCCATTGGGCGACCTCTTTCTTTTTGTTATTAAATCTATCCTACCATGAGGGTCTGACAAATCTCGGTTATTTATTTTTTCTTACTATGTAAGTCTAGCCTATTACTCATAAATTATCAACCTACTAGCGAGTAGTCTTAAATAATGAGACGCTCAGAGGGTGTGATAAATCTCACATCTTAAGCCTGTGGATAACTTGGTCTGACCTGTGGATAACTGCACGTGCATTTTTTCTTGATGTGTTGAGCAGTTTTAGATCTTGCTCAGGATTTTTATTTATGCGTTTGCTAATTCTTTAACGCAAGCGTCCCAAAATCTATTTTCATCAAATCTTGGATTGTCTGCGCTAAACCATTCACTAAATTCAAAAATTAAATCTTGAAAAGTGTGTGAGTCAATTGTATCTGCAAATTTATTTAGAATGCTTGCAGTTTCTACATAGTCTTTTCGTGTCATCATTATTCGGCCACCTTTAGAATTGCATAGGAACCGCCTGCGTTAATTTCATCAAGAATAGGTCCTAACTTTGGAGCGATTAAATCCTTAAGCATTGACTCAAGCATTACAATTTGCATTTCTTTTTCTAGTGCAACAAGTGATTTTCCGATTGGGTGATTTTCGTTTACCTCGGTGATAAACTTTAAGTTGTGTTCGATTTGTACCATTGTTCTATTTCCTATTCTTTAGTTTGCTTCGGGGGTGTTAAATAAGTTTAAGTCTTGTTCCATACCAAAATCGCATACGCAAGTTTCGACATCGAAATTATCATTATCACCAAAAAAGATTAAACCTGTTGAGTGGCATTCCTCGCAAGGAATTGTCATTACTGAGTTTATCATTAGAGAACCGCCTTTCCTCTTAGTGTTCCGCTAACGCCTAATTGGTCGCAGGATACTTTAACCGCAACGCCAACGGGTAGTTGAGTTGGATAAGTTGAGATGAATTGAGCAACCGCACCTTTAGAGGCAAGGTTGATTTTTTTAGTCGAACCGCTAAAGGTTTCGAGTGTTATAGTGTAAGTCATTTTGACTACCTTTCGTTTGTTGTTATAGTAAGTCTAGCAGGGGGGTCTGACAAATTGGGCACTTATTTGCTTAGGCTCACTGTGATACTAGTCACATTTATTTGCTAAGGCTCATTGCTTATTTATCTTTATTTAATTGTTATACTAGAAGTATAGCAAAGAAATGTCAAAAAAGCAAATCGACACGCCGTAAATTGGGGAAATAAAAGTGTGACCTTAAACACATTAGTTATACACACCCCCTGTGGATAACCGCCACGTGCAAAAATCGCAGGGAATTTATCCATGCGATCTTTACTATTAGAGTGAATACAAAAAGCCAAACACAATCATTGCAATTAAAATTACCAACAATTTATTTTTCCTCAATTTCATTTAGTAAATCCCAAAGTGTTGGCTCTAACTCTAACGCTACTGCGTCAAGTTTTTCTTGAAGTGTTTTCATTACTTAGCCTCCTTGTATAGGTAGTCCCATGCCTTACGGCATAGCACGATAGATTGGCAATTATCGCAACAGATAACACCATGAGGGTTGAGGTCATAGTCATACTGGTCGATTGTGGTAGATACCGCACCACACACGGATTTAATTGGTACATAGGTACTCATCTCTTGAGTCCTTCCTTTCCATAAGTGTTGATAAAATCAGGGAGAGCCATAACGCCCTTGTAGTCCTTACATGCTGGGCAAAATCTATTCCACCCGTCAAATAGTGTTATGCAAAAAGCGCAGATGTTATCCATAGCGCATAAGCCTTGCTCATCTATGAATTGCATAGTGTTATTCATAGTGACACCTTCCAATCTGACCACTCAGGTAGTCGCTCAGGGTCGGTATCGTTATACCAACGCTCAATGTTTTGTTCGCAATCTACGCAGAAAGTAAATTGCTCATCTCCTACATTAGAGATAGCGGAAAGCATAGGGTTATGCTCATGGATTTTTGTTAGTGTAGTCATTTGAGACCACCTTTCTTTAGAGGATTTCTTTACCTCATTTTTTCTTGATACTGTAAGTATAGCAGGGGGGTCTGACAAATTGAGGGGTGCAAAACGGACATTAAGGACATTGTGAGGTGTATCACATGAGAGGTAGGTCACATTATTAGGGAGAATTATAACGATTGCGTAACAATAGTGAGGTTATCGGTGTGTCGATTTGACACGTGCCGTGTGACGGACATCACATACGACACGCCGTGTCAGGACTTGACTTTTTGACATTTCTCTGTTATACTTGCAGTATACAAAATAAAGAAAGGTGTTCAAGATGAATACACTAAACAGAATACTAGCAGAGCAGACTATTGCTCGTCACGAAGCCCATGAAAAGGCTATGGCTAAATCCCCATGGATTAGAGAAAGCGTCAATGCGTATCGCAACGCTACCCCTGAGCAAATCGCTCAAGTAGAAGCACTAATTGCTAAGAGAGCAGGAAAATAAATGACAATCACATACTCACTATGGGACGGCGCACAATTACTAGGCGTTGACTTTACCGCTACTAGCGCAGATGAAATGAATAAGGTAGTAGCAGACCTACAAAAGGTTTCTACCAATGTGGTGGCACACATGAGAAAAGTAACACAGTAAAACCACCCACTAGTCACTTGCAAAATGCTAAACCTTTTGCGGGTAGTGGTGCTAAACTAGATCTACCAAGATACTAAAGAGAATGGTGTGCCTATTATGGGCGCACTATTTTTTTGTGTGTATTTTTTGTATAGTATGTATCATACATCTAGACAAAATATTCAGATTTTAGGGTATTTAGGTTTTACAAAATTTTTCAGATTTCGACGGAATAGAGTATAATATTCTTATGGGCATATTAGATAATCTAGAAAATTCCTGGGACTTAGAAGTTAGAACAGAGCCAAGTAATCCACAATTTGAATCAAGTCCTTTCCCAGTAACAGACAACATGGGAAGAGATCAGTTTTGGCAAGAAGAGCCTAACCTGGCTGTCAAATTATTTTCAGATACTTGTTGCAACGGATGTTCTTGTAAAACAGAATCTCATCATCAATTAGATTGATTTTCGGCAGAGATTCTATCTCTCCAATACTTCTCAGTTGACATACGAAGGTTTGCAAGGTTTTCGTATTTTTCCTGGGTAGACTCAGAAAGATCTTCTAAATCACAATTCATTAGATATTGTTTTATTTCCATTATTAATAACTCTCAGTTATAACATCGGCTTGCAACAAAGTATCATATAGCAAACCATTCATATACTTTAATTGTTCTGCCTGAGTAACAATATGTTCTTCAATTTTCTTTATGTCCATATTTTGCGATGCTGCTATTTGTCTATTAAAATTATTCACAGTTTCACACATTAACTGGACTGCTTCTTCTTTACTTAGTGACATTTTATTTCCATTCCTTTTCCTGGTCGTATGTTACAGAATACTCTCCTGTAAATATCTCTGCGTAAGATATGATATCTCTATTATACCTTATAAGGGTTTCTATGCCAACTTTGTCGCATATGTACTTATTACCCTTGGTAAATGGTTTAAACTTCATCCCGTGGTCTTCTAGGGCCCTATTAAGGGTAGTCAAATAACGTCCCTTGCTATATCTTTTAGAAGTAAATGATTGATCAACATAATCAAACCTTGCTTGTGCATCATCTTTTCTTGCAATGTCCGAATTGTCCATTATGTACTGAACTGCAGGATGATCCATCCTATCAGACCAGTTTCGCATGTTAGGCTCATACTTCTCCATGTTCTTGAGAGTTGAATCAGCAAATGCCATGCGTATAAGGTCTGCAGGTGAGGTTTGAACCTCTGTTGCGAAACTTATCAAAAAAGCGGTTGCGAAAGGAAACTTGTCGCTATATGTCGTGACGCCAAAGTGAACATTTGGATTAAACGACTCGACTGACATACCGTCTTCTAATAGTCGCATATGATTGCCGAGAGATACAAACTCTTGTCTATTCATATCGCAGTCGACGAACAAACATTCCGACGGATCTATATCATCGGCGAGACATAAAATATTTTTGTCGTAAGAACCTACTATTTGCGAACCGTTAAAACGCTCTAATAATTTTGCGGTCATAAAACCATCCATGTCAGGGGATATAATTAAATTCTTAGAATACTCTAACGTATTGAGTATCTCTGTTTTCATTTTTGTAATATACCCCTTATAATAATGTTACTATGACAATACAAGACTGGGCTTCACTATTAGTAGCCATTCTTACAATTGTATCATCAATCGCTCTTGGAATCAAGTGGATGGTTAAACATTATCTCAGCGAACTTAAGCCGAATTCTGGATCATCAATGAAAGATCAAATTAATAGATTAGAAAGCGCTTTGGACGACCAAAGAATTGATTCTGTAAAATCTAGAGATCGCCAAGAAAAGAAACTTGACGACATGTATAAAATGTTGCTTGATCATATCGCTAATACTAAAAAATAATTTGCTATATACTATATATAAAGATATCTTTTAAAACTATAAAGATAGTTCTTTTCTCTTATATATATTTAGTATACACTATCGCATACATGGTCAAAATAGACTTATGGTAACAAAACGGACATTGTCTATTATAACAATTTGATAACTTTAAATATCATGTCCAGATTGTCCTATTATGGTATACTTTTATTACTGGCTAATACCTTGGTTTGTCCTATACCCACCAATCAAGGTATTAGTCTTTATTTATGGTATAATCTTATTACTATGACTCTTTGTGGACCAGAAGTATTTGGAGCAGATCCAGCCAGAATTAAATGGCAAATCGTTAGAGGAGACACCTCACCCCTTCGTGTTGAATTTTTAGAAGATGACGAAGTAACATATTTTGATACTTCTGATTGGACCTTTGAGGCTACTACTTATGATCCTCAGTCTGATGCTCTTGATTCCCTGGAAGTTACGGCAGGAAGTGGATATGTAGACATTATGGCTCCAGCATCTATTACTGAATTATGGGGTACTGGTTATAAATCAGTTGTAACAGAATTAACTTTTGACCTTCAAGTAACTATTGACGGAGAAACAATTTGGACACCTTTGATTGGAACTATATCAGTCCTTGGGGATATTACAGGTAGTCTATAATGGCTATAGTAAAAGTTACAACTCCAAGACCTGAGTTGCCTTCAGTAATTAAAATTAAAAACAAAACCTTTAAAGTAAAATAAGTGGTACAATCTAAGTATGACACTACATGCCCTCGTAACCCTTGATAGCACAACTGCTACCCGATTAACTCCAAACGGAATGCATTCTGGAATGGACATTACAATTCAAAATATTCACGCATCAGCATATGTATATGTTGGCGGAGAAGGAGTAACAGCATCTGATTACGGATATCGTATTGCTCCAGGATCAGCATTTTCTGTTGAACTACCTGGAACAAATGCGCTATATGCAATAACAAATGTAAATGGTTCAGCAATTGCAGTTCTCAAGACAGGTCTTGAATAATAATGGCACGTTTTACTACAGCAGGTGGTAGCGGAGACGGAACACCAGGAGCACCAGGATCAAATGGTTCAGACGGTAAAGACTCATTATTTCTTGGTACATGGAATAGCGTAACTGCTTTTCTTGCAATTTACCAAGGTGGTCCAGTAGGTTTAGCAGATGGTGATTGGTGGGCTTTTGTAAAAGATAACACTGATCCAAATAAAATTTATGTAGTTCGTGAAGATCCTAATTCTGCAACTGGTTGGGTAATTGATGATAACGAAAGTTTTACATTACCAGCAGGTGAAGACGGAGCAGATGGTTCTTCTACACTACTCAAAGGTTCTTTTAATTATTTTGGAGACCTAGATGTTACAATCACAAATGCAAACATTGGCGATACATATTTAGTTTTACTTGCAAGTGCAGAAAGCCTTGCTGGAAACCTTTGGACATGGAATGGAACAGGATGGACTAATGCGGGTCAGATTCTTGGACCACAAGGTGCCCCAGGTGCTGATGGTGCAGACGGTGCCCCAGGTGCTGATGGTGCAGACGGTGCCCCAGGTGCTGATGGTGCAGACGGTGTCCCAGGTGCTGATTTTGGAATTTATTATTTAGGAAACTATAATCCATCTTCTGGTTATGTTCCAAACATTGCAGTGGTACGAGGATCAGATGGACAACTATATCTTGCTAAAGCAAGTGGACAACTTGGTGATCCAGTTGGAAATACTGCACAATGGGAAGTTTGGATTCCTAAAGGACAAGACGGAGCACCAGGAACAAATGGTGCAGATGCACTTTGGAATTATGTTGGAGAATATAGTGGAGGTGCATCGTATGCCGTTGGAGATGTTGTAACATTTGACGGACAACTTTGGTATCGATACAACGCTAATGGTGGAAATGTTGGAGACACTCCTTCACCAGGACTTTGGAATTTACTCGCAGCAAAGGGTGCAGATAGCACATCATTGAATTTTTGGGATTTTACTGGAGATCCAGGAGTTCCAACTACAGATGGAGCAATAGTAACAGATGGTCTTTCTGCTAGATCAGGAGGAAATGTAACTATACATGCAACAACTGGTGGAAAAATTGTTCTTGCTGGATCTGGTGGAGAATTTTTATTTGATTCTAATGTTCCAGCAAACCAGATTGCAACTATTGAAGACGTAGAAGGTCAACTAAACTATTGGGACGGCATAGATCCACCACAGGACCCAGCAAAAGACGGTTTTTTAATTGTTGATGGTATTGTTACTGGTCTTGGCTCTAACCTTCTCGTGTCTGCTTCTGCTGGAGTTTTTATAGGTGGAAACGATGGAGAATTTTTAAATGGTTCTTCTGCTCCAGAAAACCAAATAGCAACTCTTGGAGATTTACCAACGGGAGCAACAGGAACATTTACTTCTCAAGATAACAAAACAATAACAGTAACTAACGGAATTATTACAAGTATAGTTTAAAAGTCGTGAGATAATCTACTTATGGCTGTTTCTAAATCTATGGATTTCCCAGGTGCAAAAAAATCTTCTTATGCTGAACAAGTAGAACAAAGTCAACTTAATACAAACCCAGATTCTGGACTTTCTTTTCTTCCAGTTCCTGGACCAGTAGGACCTCAAGGACCAAGTGGAAAAGATGGATTACAAGGACCTCAAGGACCCAAAGGCGATACTGGTGAAACTGGTGAAAGGGGACAAAAAGGACAAAATGGACAGGATGGAAAAAGTTCACTTTCTTCTTCAGGACAACAATCAGGATGGGCCTCTTATCATAACAAATCAACTCATTTTTTTAAATTAGGAATATCAGAAGGCGATGATGGATGGGTTTCAGTATTTTTGGGATCAGATAGCGTTTCACGTGAAACATACTTGCCAGAAGGTTGTACTTCTTTATGGAATAATCACTCAAAATCATTTAATTTTAAAGGGTTAAAAGAAGGCGCTCAGTTATTTATAACATATAGTTTTGAGTTAACAACCTATAATACAAACACAGAGGCATGGATTAGAACATATTCTCCAAACAGCGAATTAGAAATTTCACAATTTATAGGATCTATGAAATATCAACATACTTATCCAATAACAGTAACACAGCAAGTATTTATAGAAAACCAAAAAATTTGGGGAAATGGTGCAATCCCACAGATAAGAACAGATTATGACTCTTCTGTAATTCTTAATTCTATCTATGTCAGCGTGGTATAATAAAATCATGGCATTTCCAGCAACCTATGACTTTAATTACTATAAGGGTGATACCTTTGAGTTTCGTATCTACCCGAAAAAGAACGATGGGACTGTTTTTGATTTAAGTTCATTTTATTTACCAACAAACTATGCAAATACTCCAGATGATGTAACAGATTCATCAGCACCGTACGATAGTGCACAATTTACAATATCTACAGTTCGTGGCTCAGCAGGCACACCAATAAAATGTTTTGCTAGAGTTTCAGATGATTGGACATTTGTTCAATGTGCAATTAGACCAGGAGATGCCTCATCACTTGTTGCTGGAACAGAATATGTTTATGATGTTGAAGTCAAGAAACCAGCAGGAGCACCTGGAACTGGATCTTATGAACTAGTCCATACATTAGTTACAGGTAAAATTACAATTACAGATCAGGTTACAGGCGCTACGTCTGCAACATCGGGTGCCTAATGGCAGACATACTTTTATCTAATGATGATTTAACAATATTTGGTGGACCAGAAAGTATTAGCCTTGATTTGGATACAGGCCCACAAGGAGATCGTGGAAGTATTATTATTGGAGTTCAAGGTGATCCAAGAGATACAAACGTTGCAAATAGTATTACTCAAGATACACAGTCTCTAGATATTGCAATTGACTATAGTCCTAACTCATCAACCTATAAAACCGTATTTCAAAAAGTTTCTACTGGCGGTTCATTGCAATGGACCCCAATGGTTAGCCTAAAAACAAATTTTTATTCTGCAATTAAAGGACCATACACTCCAGCAAATGGAAAAATAACACTTGCTCCAATTAACGTAGCAGAAATTTACGATTTATCTGAAAGCAATGTTTCTTCTTCAAGGTTTAGCATTCAGTACTCTGTTTCATCATCAGAAACTTCTGGTCCCCTGGCAACAACGCTAATAGTAAAAGACCTTATAACTTCTCAAGGGTTCCTTGCTCTACCACTTGAAATAAAGGGAGTAGAATATATAGATGGCACATGGTCAAGTATGACTGGGCCAAAGTATGTCCATTTATTTATTACGGTGGTATAATGAAAAAGGGTGATTTGTAGTGGCAGCAGAAAATATTGATAATACCGTTTCTGGTTCTGGACTTTTTAATACTAAGGTTCCATCACTTTCAGATGCCGCAGATATCCAAGCAGCCCTAAGACTATATCATTATGGATCTTATACATATGATGGATCTAATACAAACACAGCAAACCTTGTAAACCCATCAATAGCAAAACACTTACAAGCACTTGTAGATGCAGATACAGCCCTTAATTCGTCAAAAGTTTCAAAATCTGGAGATACCATGTCTGGTATTCTTACACTTTCTGGTGCACCAACTTCAAATCTTCATGCAGCAACTAAGTTATATGTTGATACAGCAGATATAAGTCTTCAAACACAAATTACAAATTTATCTGCAACAGTTGGAGTTCAAACAACAGTTACAACAAAAACAAATAATTTTACTTTAATTCCTGAAGATGCTGGCAAAACTATATTACTTGCATCTTCTGTAGCAGGTTCACCAATTCCTGGTGACTCAAACCCACCAATTACAATGACATTAACAGTTCCAGTAAATGCAGGTATAGCAATTCCAATAGGTTATCAGTATAACTTGATTCAATTAAATTATGGAAGAACAATCTTTACTCCAGAACTTGGTGTAACAATAAATAGTAAAAATGGTCAAATGTGGATTGACTCTCAATATGGTAAAGCAACACTTGTAAAAGTTGACACTAATAGTTGGGTTGCATATGGAGATATTTATGAAAATGTAGCATCATCAGTTGCTCCTGTAGCATCACCCGTAGCACCAATAACAGCACCCGTAGCACCAGTGACCGCACCAGTTGCTCCTGTAACAGCACCCGTAGCACCAGTGACCGCACCAGTT